AAGGAGTTATTTTAGCGAAAGCAGTTGCTCTATAAATAGGCAAGCCCATTCTTACAGTTGCTTTCATAACAATAATATCTTTTACAAAGTTTTCATCATGGCTATCGGACATAGCTACTTCCATTCCTTGTCTTGCAACAATATGGATAGCTTGACCTCCGCCAAATACACCAACTAAGCAATCTCCTGCTGAAGTTTCAGTTGAACTAACAACTGGAACACCCCATAATCTTGGTGTAACAGCGTCTCCGAAGCTACCAGCTCCAACAAATAATGGATTTAAAGCTCCACTTGTTGTAACTGCATTAACTTCAGTAACGACCTGATACCAATCTGATGGGTGCATTACGATAGCGTCTGGATTCATAAAAGCGTCTTTTTGAATTTCTGTTATAGCTTCAAAAATTTGCCCAATTCTCTTTAAGTTTCCACTAAAAGAAGAATAGTTAAATGAATTAATTCCAGTCTTGTTGAGAATACCAGTTAAGTTCACGCCCGAGCCTGAACCACCGATTATTTGGTCGGAAATTGTTTGTCTTACCATAAACCTTAATCTACTGTCAATGTAACCTTGTGCAGCTGAAACGTCAGCTAAAAGTTCTTCAGTCATTGGAATAAATGCACCAATTTTTCTGATTTCCTCTGTTCTCTCTGTGAAAGCTAAAGCGTTTTCACCGAGTGCGCTTCCTTCGGCTGTTGGAGCTGCGTTGTTAGTATATGTAGTTTCCTCAAGATACTTGTACTGATATTGGTCAGTAGTAATTGTATCTATTAAAGCTGGAATAACATACGGATCTAACTGTGCAGACTCTTGGATCCTAGGTGCTCTTACAACACCTGGAGGCCAAGTAGTTTCAGTTACAGTAGTTTTAGTTTCTACTCTTGGATCCCACTTGAGTTCAGATTTAACATTTTTAATTCCTGTTTCCATAAAAGATTTGTAAGCGTCAGATTCTAAGAAAGATTGTCCTAATGTTTTAGGTGCTTCAACTTTTTCAGCGTGTATTGCTTTTGGCTCTACTGCTTTTCCAGCTTCAACTGCCTCTTCCATTTTGGATTTTTCGGTCTCAATTTTAGTAGCTTCTTTTATTTGATCTACTAATTCAGACATTCTTTCGTTTCTCTTAGCCCACTCTTCTTTTTTTTCACTATCAAAGTCTGTTGTTTCAACATCTTTGAACTCGTTAAGAGTGTTTTCTCTAAGCTCTTGTAGTTCCTTTTTGAGTGTTCCTAATTTACTCATAATCTCCTACAATTCCTCGTCCATTGTTTCCAATAGGACTTTTTCTGTTTCTAAAAGAATTGTCGTATCGTCTAATTCTTCTTTATCTTCGCTTTCAGCACCTGCTACGTCTAAAAGACTATCTATATCTTGATAGACTTCTTGTAAGCTGTCCTGTAACTCAGATAAAACCTCAGTAGACTCATCAGACAATAATTTTTCTTTTGATATGCGTAAGGCAGTAAGCTCCTTAGCACGCTTTAACACTGCTGATAACTTGATAAGCAACTCATCAACGTCTGTGCTAAATCTTGTTCCTGTTGGCTCTTTTATTTCTTCTATATCAGATTGTTCTTTAACTAGAACTGTTTCGGTGTTTTGATTAGCTCCAACCAACACTGGTGATACTTCCCAAACTTTTACTTCGTTTAAGTATCTAACCTCTACTTCTTCTTCATTGTCTTTTTTAAAAGTACCATTTTCACTTTCCATGACTTCATAGCCAAAAGACCATTGTTGTAAATCGCCCATAGCTTTAACTGTGTTAAAAGCGTCTCTTCCTCTTTCGGTGTCCATAATGAATTGACCTTTAAACACAGCCCTGTCTTGTTCTTGTATTATTTGACCTCTACCGATTACGTCTTTCCAATCGTGAGCCCAAACCATAGCTACGCCACGATCACCATATCCAGATTTAATTGAATTTGGCCTGACTACGTCTCCGTCGCTATCTATCTCATTGAAAACTGAAAATACTGCTTCAACTTTCCCCTCTACCTCGTTGGTAGTTGTTAATTTAACTTCTTTGTGTTGTAAATTTTTACTCATAATAATCTCCTATTATATCCTAACTTCGTGAAAAATCATAGAACATCTACAATTACATACTAGTCCAGCAGGAGCTCCTTTACTACTATCCCCTGGATAATTCATAAAATAACCTTGTACTGAAAAATCTTCTTCTTGATTTACTCTTATAAGGTCCATAAAAGCATGAGCGTCTCTAACAAGTCCGTCTCGTCTTGTTATCCATTCTTTTTGTAAAATAAGTCCTGTTTGTTTTGCGCTTTGATTTAACGACCAATTACTTAAAGCAGTTGTTTCTGTTCTTGCTATATTCATGGCTCTTCCCAAATTCTTTTTACCTAAACTATCTGATATGCCTTTGCTTACAAAATCATTAAATTTAGATCCAGTTAAACCTAAATTATTTGCTTGATCTATTGATTTCCTTAAAGATGTGTTTAAGTTTTTTTTCATAGTTTTACTCATGTCTGGAACATAAGTATTTAACCTTTGTTCTATAAATGATTTGGCTGCTCTGTTGTAACTATTTCTATTTAAAGGGATTGCTTGACCTCTCTTTCTTCTTGGGTGAAATCCCTCTGCTATTATTGTTTGTCTTGGTAATCTTCGCCTGGATCTTAAAATTTGTTCTTGTTCTGCTTCTGTATATACATAATTTTCTTTAAATTCATCTGGTAATAAAAGTTCTACTTGTAAATAAGCGAAATCAATAGCCAAACTTTCATATAAAGGTGTTACATTCTCTATCCAACTTTTACTATTTCCGTCTATCACGCTATTTAATAAAGGTATTATGCCAGATATGTTAGGTGGATTTTCGGCTAATGTTTTGTTGATTGCTCTAACTTGACCTTTTAAATTTTGATAATATGCTTCAGCCATAACAAAATCCCAATTACTTAAAAGTTCATTATAAGATTTCCAAATATCATCTTTAACTTCTGCTCTTTCAAAGCGAGAAGTTCTTTTATCCCAATCTAAATCTCTTAATTGGTTTCTTCTGTTTATTAATTCCCTTGCGCTGTCGTAATTATTCTTCTTCTTCATCTTCATTTTTTTCTAACCATGTATTATGCACTCGGCTACCGTCAGCTGTAAATGAATAAGTATCTTCTATCTTTTTATTTTTTTTTGGATCGTTGCTATATCTGGATATTTGTCTTAATCTTCTTTCAGCTAATTCTCTTGTTGCGTAACAACCCATATTTCTACCACTATCTTCTGCTATTACACAGAATTGATCTTCAATTTTCTTAATTACTTTTTGTCCTTTGTTGTCATCATCTTCTGTTTCTGTTGCAGCTTCTGGTGTATATTCTGGTGTCTGTTGATCGTTAGTTACTTCTGGTTTAGGAATTTCTAAATTAGCAGGTGTTGGTATTACATTCATTCCAAGTAAATAAACTTCTTGTTCTTCTGTTGTTGGTAGTCCTACTTGTTCTCGTGCTTCAGCAACTGTTATCCAACCACCTTGTACGCCAGTATTTAATCTATTAACTAAATCATTTTGGTCTGTTTGCAAGGCCCTCACGTCTGAGAAGTCATATTCTGCTTGATACAATGAGCTATCTTCATAATCTTTTAATAAGATTTGTTGAGTAACTTCTTCTCCTACCATTCTCCATAAAGGGATCAACTTATTTTCAGTAAAAAATTCTCTTAATTCTCTAGCGTTTGAATAAGTAGCATGCTTTAATCCTGCACCTAAACCAGCAAGAATAGCTGGTACTCCTAACACAGCAGATATTCTTTCTTCTGGTACTTGCCTTAATAATCCAATGTCTAAATCTTTTGGACTAAATGCTAATTTTTCTATATTCATAGCACCACTCATCACTAATGGCTTGCCTTTATTTTTACCAGAAACTTTTTGTTGGTAAGATTTTGATATTTGTTCTGCTTCTTCTGGTGTAGGTCCAAATTCATCTTTTGGTGTGATCATTACACTTGGAACACCCATGTTAGATAATAATGCAGTAGCCATTTGCCCTGCGCTTTCGTCCCCAAAGATTTCTCTTAATACTGTATTTAATGGGCTGTATCCTTTTTTATAATTTTTAGGATCAAGGCCAAGTTTAAAATGTGCTATGTCTTTTTGGTCTATGTAAAGTTTTTCTCCCCCTGTTTCATATTCATAATGAGTTATTAATTCTTCCTTAGTGCCTTTCGGTGTTACATCTTCTGGCATTAAAGGATATAAAGCAACTAATTGTCCTGCTTCGTTTTTTTGTTTTAACAAATAAGCATTACCAGATACGTGCATACCATTAATTAAATATTGTTGTACTACATCACCACTCATAAACGGATTAGGTCTGCGTAACAATAAAGATAATGGGTGGTTTGGTATTATTTCTTTTTGACCTTCTGAATTTATAGCACAAACATCTAAAGTCGCTTCAGAAAAAGATAAGCCAAGAAGTTGTAAACAAGCAGTAACAGCACTATTAGACTCACCGTTTCCCAATCCACTAACGTTCCAATTCCCTGCACTTGTATTATATCCTTGTATAAATTGACTTCCAAAAACACTTTCTGCTGGATCATCTCTAAAGAAATTATAACCTGTGCTTCTTTTTGTTTCAGTTTGCTTTCCAAAGATTACATCTGAAATTTTTCTTCTTTCTACCAACTCGTTTCCTTTTAATTAAAAGTATTCAATATCTAAATAGTAGTATAAAATAGCGTAAATTGTTAGTAAGCGAACCATTTTCTACCTGCTTGTGTTTCTAAAATAGCATAAGCCAAACTATCTACTTGGTCGTCATGTTCGCCCTCTGGAAATTGCAACATCTCTCTTTCCAAATCATCAAACCATAAAGCGTTTTCTATAAAATGAACTTGCCCTTGTTCCATACGAGCAGATAAAGGCATTGCACGACTTACTTTATCTCGATCTGCTTTTAATTCTCTAACAGGAAGTCCCTCTCTTCTTGCTATTTGAATTAAAGCTAATTGATAACCTGCCCTTTCTATTCCTATATAGTCTAAATTATATTCATTTAGAAATCTTTTAAGAACAGGAATGATGTCTGGTGCTTCTAGTCTTTTCCTAAAAACTTCGTAAACCAAGACATTACTTTTTGGCGTAACCCCAGCGATAGTAACGACTGTATAATCTGCTTGCTCTTTTGTAGAAGTCGCAAGGTCCACAGTCGCAAATTTTCCGATTGAGTTATCCAAACATCTCTCATCTTCAAGTATGCAATATTTATTAGTTTCATAATTTCCCTCGTCATTAAGTTCAGTTATATCTTTCATTCTAAACCTTTTAAACCAATTTGTCTGAAACATACCACCTGTTAATTCAACAAATTCAGCTAAATATTCTTGACTAAATAAATAACTTCCAATTTCTTTTCTAGCTATTTCTATTTCAGATCCAGGAACATACGGATTAGTAGAAGTAGGTAACTGCCACCTTTCCCAATCCTCTCTATTCTCTGCGTCATGGAATATCTTTTCAAACCAATTAAAACCTTTTGGTGTACTAATAAATAAAGCTCCACCTTGCCTCTCTGTTAATGTAGGCCTTATTACCTCTGCCCATGTGTTTTCTTTCATAAAAGCGCACTCATCAAGCACAACAAAATCAAGCCCTGCACCTCTTAATCTATCTGGATTATCTGCTGAACGTATTGAAACCATACCACCTGTTGGCGTAATAATAGTTTTTTCACTTTCTTTGATCACTGTTCCGTATTCAACACCTATATTTCTTAAATCTTTCCAACCCTCTAAAGCCA